GCCCGCTTCCGTTACGACCAAATTGAGGACAAACAGTCGGAAGCAGCTGGTGGAGAGTTCCGCCGCATCAAAGTGGCAGGTTACTTTCAAGCTGCAATCCGGCTGGAACTCGATAACTGAGTTCTTCTCCTACTACACTGCACACGCTCCATCCCATGCAAATGCACATCCTTTCTGATTCACAGCACAAGGAACTGACTCAAACTCTCAGCAAGCTCCAGTCAATTCTTGGCGGGTCCGTCAGTGTCTCTTTGGATTCCAAGCCTGCTAGTGCCGCCGCTCCTAAGGCGGTTGCCGAGGCCAAGCCCAAAACCACCCGCCGTGCCCGCCGCAATCGCCGTGGAGCGCTGAATGAAACCAAGGTCATTGAGATCAAGCGCCAGTTGGCTGCTGGTGATCGACCTGCTTCGCAGATTGCTAAACAGTTTGGGGTCCACGTGACCACCATCTACGGCATCAAGTACGGCAACAGCTGGGCACACGTGCAGCTCAACCAGGATCACGCGCCCGCTTCCGTCGAGGCATGATCCTTCCCGACTACGAGATTGTTTGTCTCGCTAGACGGGGTTTGGTCCATCCTTACGATCCAGCGCTGGTCAATCCGGCCAGCCTGGACGTGAGGCTTGGCGAGAACCTCCTCATCGAGGACAAGCAGGTTTCCGAGCTACAACCCTTCTCGATCGCCGGGTTCACGCAGGAAGCGCCGTTCATGCTCCAGCCACGCGAGTTCGTACTGGCGGAAACGCTGGAGCGATTCGCTCTCCCAAGCAGCACGGCGGGACAGCTGGCGCTTAAGTCGAGTCGTGCCCGTGAGGGGATCGAACACCTCATGGCCGGGTACATCGACCCGGGCTTTGAGGGCCGCCTGACGCTCGAACTCGTGAATGCTCGTGTACTTCACCCTGTGCCGATTTGGCCGGGGATGCGGATTGGGCAGATTGTGTTCCACAAGATGGCCTTCCCGAATAAGGACTATTCACAGACCGGGCGCTACCAGGGCGATCAACAAGTTCAGGCTTCTAAAGGATGAACGAATTTCGACTGACCACCGTGGATTCCGTGAATCACCCCGCCCACTACACAGCTGGGAAGACGGAGGTGATTGATGTGCTCGAAGACTGGGTGAAGGCCGCGCCCGATCCAGTGCTTGGGGGCCTTCAATGGCAGGTTATCAAGTACCTCAGTCGTATGTGGTTAAAAAATGACCCGTACGAAGATGCCCGAAAGGCGCAGTGGTACTTGAACCGCCTCATCAACCGCATGGCTACGGAGGCTTATATCGAAAAATAAATGGATCTTGATTTAGATCAGCTCTTCTCCTACGTACACGAGGCCAAACCAACTAAAGCAGCTAATAAAGGCAGCTTTAAGCGTGGGCACGTTCCGGTTACTTCGGTACTAACACCGAGAGATGTAGTCGCTATTCGCCAAGAGGCGGCTAATGGCACTGCGTCAACAGAACTTGCTAAAAGGTACGGCATCTCATTTACCCACGTGCGAGACATCATCACACGCCAAAGATGGCGACAAGCTGAAACTCTTCTAGCCCAACAAGATGAACTGTCCTCACTGCGGTGCCAACAGTAAACAGACTCGTGTTGTGCTGACGCGCAACAACACAGACAAACAAAAGCTGCGGAAACGTAAGTGTCTCGCCTGTGAAGAGTTCTTCTTTTCGCTGGAGTCAATCGTTCCAAAATTTGCAGTTCAGCACGCCCCACACTGGGGGCTTCGATTAACAAAAAATGCATCTGACGTTCACTTCTCATGACTCAAATCTCACTGAACATCAATGAGCGACTTTGCTACAGCTGCGGGAAGAACACTCGCAACCCGATCTATTGCTGCAAGTGCTACAACAAAACTCCAGCTGGGCGGGTGGAGATGAAGCGCGAGGTGATGATGCGCAAGTACGCCAGGCTGGATGGTGGCGCCAGCTGCCGGAACTGCGTGCACTGGGAAAACAAGTGCCTGCTTGGGATCCCGGAGGCTGGTTCCGTTTATGCCGAGGACTGCCCAGCTCGGGAGTCTATTAGTGTGCTAGAGTAGACCGCAAGTTAGCCCTACCAGGCGTGCGCATTCTCCAAGGCATCGAGCATCTCCACACGCTCGACAACGCAGATCTTGTTGCGTTTGACGTTGAGACCACAGGGCTCCAGCCCGTCATCGGGGGATTGCGGTTGCTGCAGCTAGCCACGCCTGGTCAGGATCCGGTTGTTATTGACATGTGGGCACTGGAGCCCGAAGACGAGATCGAACTGGACGACTTTTTTCAGGTTGAGCGCACGTGGATTGCGCACAATGCTGTGTTTGACCTCGGCTGGTTGCAGGAGCATGAGGTATATCCACAGGGCACAGTGTTGTGCACCATGCTGGCCAGTCGGATCCTGACCAACGGTATGCCGAATATAAAACACGGCCTAAAACCTGTTGTGCACCGTTACCTCAAGGAAGACATTTCTAAAGAGGAACAAGCTAGTGATTGGTCCCAGCAGCTGACAGATAGCCAGCTTGAATATGCGGCTAAAGATGTGCTGGTGCTGCTTGAGTTGTATGAGCAGGTTCAGCAGCGGATGGCGACTGGGCGGTTGTACCGGGCGTGGAGTCTTGAGTGTTCCGCGTTGCCGGCGATGGCACAGCTTTGGCGAACCGGGCTTCCGTTTGATGAGAAATCACTGCGCCAGCTGATCGAAGACTTGGACATTCAGCACAACGAAATCGGCACAAAGTTCATTGAGGATTTCGATGTTGCTCTGCCGGAGAGTGAGAAGCTTTTCCGTGCTGAAGATGGGACGATTAAGTACCAGACAAAACCGGGACCAAAAGGAAGAAAAGCTGACCCGGAGGTGTTCAACCTTAATAGTCCTGTCCAACTCCTGAAGAAATTCACTGCATTGCTGGGGGAAGCCCCGGTCAACATGCAGTCCGGCAAGAAAAGTGCCAGCAAATCAGCGTTACAGGAGTATGTCGCTGATCACGTGATTATTGCGGACTACCTGCGGTGGAAGCGGGTGGAGAAGCGGCGGCAAATGGCTGAGACGCTGCTTAGCAATCTCGACAAAGACGGCTTTATCCGTGCCAGCTACCTGCAGATGGGGGCTGACACCGGCAGGATGAGTTGCATGAGTCCCAACCTGCAGCAGATACCGAGGGACAAGCGGTTTCGGGCGTGCGTTCAGGCTCCAGCCGGGTGGAAGTTGGTGGTAGCTGACTACGGGCAGATGGAGCTGCGACTGGCTGCTGCAGAAGCAAAGGATCCTTTAATGACAGAAGTGTTCCAGCAGGGAAAGGACCTTCATACGATTACTGCTACGCAGATCTATGGGGTCGCAGAGGATGAGGTCACGAAGGAGCAGAGGCAGGTCAGTAAGTCGGCGAATTTTGGACTCTTGTACGGAAGTGGAGCGAAAGGACTCAGGAATTACGCGGCGCAGACGGGTATCAAGATGGATCTTGATGAGGCGGCTGAGGTCCGGCGGAAGTTCCACGCTGCTTATCAAGGCATCTCCAAATGGCAGCACGACAATGCTCGCGCTGCTGATGCGGCTAAGGGGAATCCATCTATCCGCATACGCATCTCGGAATTGCGGCGGTTTTTACCGGGCGAGAACAACAAGCTCACCACGCGCTGCAACACCCCCATCCAAGGTGCGGGTGCAGCAGTTCTCAAGCTCACTCTCAGCAAGCTGTGGCCGCTACTTAACGCCGACGGGGAAGATACGGTGCGCTTGGCCGGCGTGGTGCATGACGAGATCATCCTGCTCGTAAAAGAACAGCACGCTGAAACCTGGGCGCACCAGCTGCAAGCCGTGATGGAGGAATGCGAAGCGCGGTGGTTGGGTGAGATTCCGCCTCTCGCCGAAGCTAACGTCGGGGATAGCTGGGATCAGGCAAAGTGACAAGTAAGGTTGGCTCCACCCCCGACAACCCAATCAAGCTCAACCAGTATCGAGTGACGATCTGGCCAAAGCATGGGGCCACTGAAAATATCTTTATGGAGGCGCCAGATGTGTACGGCGCACGTACGTACACGCAGCGCGTCTACCCGGAACACACCATCGTCGCCATTAAAAATGTGCTGGACCTATGAGTCGCACTGGCAGACAAATTGTCCTGGAG